CGTTATACGCGGCAAAAGCAACGACGATGTCCTTTTCGGATAGACATGACAAAGCCCAGACCAAAGACCGGAGAAGAGCGGAAGACGCATCAGCCGCTCAAGATCGACCTGCTGCCACAGCCGGCGCGCGAGGCCATTCAGAATCTCTACGACGGCGGACGTACGTGGATGGAGATCGCCGAGCAGTCGGCAAAGCCCTACAGCGCAAAGTGGAAAGAAGACGGCGGCGGATTCATCAACTGGGAAGCGCTCGATCTGAAGGTGCTTGAACAGTTTCCCGAAATGCGGCTCGCGCAGACGACTCTCATTCGCTGGTTTGATCTGCGTGTACGCCAGGCGCGCAAACAGGTACTGATCGAAAGCGCCAAGGCGCGCGAGTTCGCTGCAGCCTTTGCGGGCAGCGATCTTCTCAATTCAAATTCCGCCGTGATCAACGCATTGCGCGACCAGGTCTTCAACCTGATCCAGTTCGCCGGCCTTGGCGACAAGGCTCTCTTCGCGAAGGGCCTCAAGGATCTGACGCTGGCCATGACTCGCATGCAGCGCGTGGAGCTGCAGGCCAAGCGCGTCGAGGTTGATCAGCGCAAGATCACCATCCTCGAAGAGCGCGAAAAGAAAGCTCGCGAACACCTTGACCAGGTTACGCAGCGTGCGGCGAAGAGCGGCACCGGGCAGTTCTCGATTGAAGACATCAACCTACTGCGCGAGCGCACCTTCGGCTTGCCGCCGTTGGTGATCGCTCATGATTGAGATCCGCGATCACGAAATCAAAATGCCGCCCGTGCTGCAGATGCGGCCCTATCAGCAGCGCTGGATCGACGACGACACGCGCTTCAAGTGCGCCGTAAAGTCTGCTCGCATCGGCTATTCCTTTGCCACGGCGTACCGCCGTGACGAGATCTCGATGCGGATCCCCGGCCGCACAACCACTGTTCTCTCAGCATCGAAGGCTCAGTCGATCGAGTTTGTTGAGACAGCGGCCAAGCTCTGCCAGCTGATGGGCGGCACTGCGCAGATGGTAGCGAATGAAGACTTCGTCGACGCACTGGGCCGAATCGAGGCCATCCAGAGCAAGATCACGTTTCCAAACGGAAGCCGCATCATCGCGCTCCCGGCGAATCCGCGTACAGCTCGCGGCTACCCCGGCGATGCGGTACTCGATGAATTCGCTCACCACGAAGACAGCTATGCGATCTTCGCTGCCGTGTTTCGCCAGGTGGCGTTGGGAAACTCACTCGAAGTGCTGTCGACGGCGAATGGCGAACAGGGCAAGTTCTACGACATCGCGCGCGATCTCGGGCTTGACCTCGGTGTCGCGCCTGCGCAGCTGCCGGTCAAGAAGAACGGATGGAGCGGTCATTGGGTCGATGTCTATCGCGCGGTGGCGGAAGGCTGCCCGATCAACATCGACGAGATGCGTCTCGGCCTGAATGACGAGGACACCTGGAATCAGGAGTTCTGTTGTGTCTTCCTCAAATCGACTGGCGCCTGGCTCACGCTCGATCTCATTGCCGCCTGCGAAGATGCGGGCGCGACGATTGACCTTCCGCCAGGCTTCATCCCGCGCGGCCGCCTGCATGCTGGCATCGACGTGGGCCGTGATCACGATGCGACGTGCCTCTGGCTCGATGAGCAGATCGGCGATATCGCCTGGACCCGCGCCGTGGTCAAGCTCCACGCGATGTCATTCCCAGAGCAAGCCAAGCGCCTGAATCCGATTGTGAGAATGACAACCCGTTCTGCGATCGACAAAACCGGCATGGGCGTTGGCCTGTTCGATCTCTTGAATCTCGAAAACATGGGCCGGCTGATGGGTGTCAGCTTCTCCGGAACAAACGATGACGGCGTGAAGATGAAGACCGATCTCGCGATTCGGATCAAAAAGCGCTTCGAACAAATGCGCAGCAGGATCCCGTATGACCCGCAGATCCGCGCGGAGCTGATGGGCATCAAGCGCCAGGCCACATCCACCGGCGTGACATTCGACGCGCCACGCATCGAGGTCGACACGGCCGTCGCCGGCGGAGTGAAGAAGAAAGTCTTTGCGCACGCCGATGCATTCTGGGCCAAGGCGCTCGCCGACATGGCGGCCGACAGCGGGTTCATCCAACTCGGCGCCGAGACGCCGGCGAAACTCACATCGTATTCGCTGCTGAAAGGATTTGTGTAATGGCCGAAGAGACAGTTCTAACCCTTCCTCCCGCACTGCCGCCTGCAGGCGAGTTGATCCCTGCGAAGGGCATGTACATGCAGCAGCTCTCGCTCTATCGCAATACATTTGCCTTCGGCGGCACACGCAATCCAACCGAGATCTGGGCGGCGATGACGTTCAACACGCCGCAGGTCATGGCTTATTTCCGCGAGCTTGAAGACAAGGACGAGGACGTTTCCAACTGCCTCGACACGCTCAAGCTCAGCGTGACCGAGCGCGCCCAGGTTGTGCTGCCGGCAGATGATCAGGACAATCAGGCTGTCGAGGTCAAGAAATTTATCGAGACGCAGCTGGCGCGGTTCAACTTCGATGAAGTACTCGATTGCATGCTCGATGCGCCCGGCTACGGATTCAGCGTGCAGGAGATGATCTTCGACGTGAGCGCCGGCCAGGCTGAGCTGCTCCGCATCGAAGACTGCCCGCAAGAGCTGTTCCTCTTTGGCAATCGCTTCTATCCGCAGACCGGGAATCTGCAGCTGCTCGACAATCCGTGGGCATCGGAAGGCATGGAAGTCCCAGAGCAGAAGTTCATCATCTTCTCCTATCGCAAGCGTGCCCGCAATCGCATGGGCCGCCCGTTGCTCAAGTCCGTTTTCTGGCCCAGCTGGTTCAAGCGCAACATGCAACGGCTGTGGATGCAGTTCGCGGAGAAAGGGCCTGGCACAGCAGTGGTGCGATACAACGATCCTGACAATGAGCAGGAGCGCCAGCAAGCCGCGTCGATTGCGCAGGCCATCATTGATAACGTCGCGATCGCAGTGCCGAAGACTTTTGAATATGACCAGGAGCTGCTCAAGATCGCGCGCTCGCAGGATCCGAAGGTTTACCAGAATTTCTTCGAGAAGATGCAATACGCAATCACGCGGCGCACCCTCGGTGAAACCCTGACCAGCTTCGGAAACGAAGGCGGCACGGGCTCGCAGGCGCAGGGCAAGACGCATGCGGATACCTTCGACACCCGCTCAGTCTCGTTGTCGAAGGCTCTCATGGCCATCATCAACGACCAGGTTGTGCGGCCGCTTGTCATGTGGAACTTTGGCCCGGCTGCGCCGATGCCCAAATGGACGGTTGAAATCAAGGACGGCGGCGACCTGGTCAAACGCCTGGCTGTCGACGCGGGCCTGCAGCGCATGGGCAAGAAGTTCACGGTGGGCTATATTGCCGAGCGCTACGACGTGCCTCTGGCCACCGGCGAGAACGAAGAGAATCCGGATGACGTGCTCATTCCGAACATCACGGCTCCGAACGTCGCCATCACCGACAAGGCTCAAGCTACTTTCGCTGAAGGCTCACTGGAGGAGCAGGTGCATCGCGAGATGGATGAGTACGACAAGATCTTCGCGCAGCTGCGCGGCGATGCCACTGGCCTCTTCAAGCATCGCGTGGGTGAGCTGGCTCGCGCGGTGACACCGATCGCTGGGGAGTAGCCGTGGTGATACACGGCTTCCATCTCGGCCACGCCGGCGACACGGATGTGCAGCGGCGCCTGGGTGACACGCTTGCACGACACCTGGCTGGCGCGGATCTGCTCGGTCGCCTCCAGATCCTCCGTCATGCTCATAAGAAAATCGGCAAGATGCTGCCCATCGCATCATCGAGCCGCATCGCCCGATTTGATGAGGACACGGCCAATCCCACGGCCGGCTTCTCCTTCGACACTCCGAACGTCGACGCGCAGAGCTTCATCCAGCAGCTGACTCCCGTCACGCGCGAAATCTTCAACGGTCTCACTTCGCAATATCGCCGCGACGCATTCACTCTCGCCGGCACCAGCGACGTGCGCCTGATCGAGAAGGTCAGGGACGCCATGGCGGAGATTGCGAAAAAGGGTGGAACGATTGAGGACTTCCACGCCGCGGTGCGCAAGCTTTCTGACGATGCCAACGTTGAGGATCTGAATTCGTTCACGCTCGACACGGCGTTTCAGACCTCCATGCAAAAGGCGTATTCGAACGGGCGCCTGGAGCAGATGCGCGAGCCCCATATGCTTGACGCGCTTCCATTCTGGCAGTACTGGACAGTCGGCGATCTACGCGTGAGACCAGGACACGCGGAACTCGACGGCTTCCTAGCGCGCGCCATCGATCCGGTGTGGCTCAAAGTTTATCCGCCATGGGATTTCAATTGCCGCTGCTCGGTCGCGCCTCTCACGGAAGAAGAAGCGCTGTCGATTAATCCGAAGGCGAGCGAGGGCGGAATGGAGCGCGTGCGCATGATGCCTCTGACCATGCTTGAGCTCGAAGGCAACGACTTTCGCAACCTGATGGCGGTGTGATTTGCGTGCTCATTTCGCAGGCGTTCATTTCTTCTCGCTAAACACTTGGCTCGCATAAGTGAAAGGAAGAGACTCATCGCAATGAACCCAAGCACCAAGACAGTCGAGCATGCCGACTTCGGCAATGGCTGGGTAGAGATCTTTCGCGCCGGCACCTACGGCGAGAAGGGTACCTTCAGCGCCGACGATCTGGATCGTATTGTTCGCAACTACGATCCGGACGCGCACGAAGCGCCTGCGTGCATTGGTCATCCCAAAGACGATCTGCCCGCGTATGGGTGGGCGTCGCGACTGATGCGTGACGGCGATACGCTGCTGGCCAAATTCAAAGAGGTCGAGCCCAACTTCGAAGCCGCGGTGAAAGCCGGCCGGTATAAGAAGCGCTCTGCCGCCTTCTATGTTGGAGACGACGGGAACATTCAGAACCTCCGCCATGTGGCGTTTCTGGGTGCGCAGCCTCCCGAGGTCAAGGGCTTGAAGAATCTCAATTTCGAAGACAAGGGCCGCAAATTCACAGCAGTGGATTTCGGCGAGGAGGAAGTTGTGGCAGATACCGAGAAGAGCATTGGTGAGCAGATCACTGCATGGTTCGCGGAGAAGTTTGCACCCAAATCGCCTGCTGGAACTTTCAGCGAGGCAGAAGTTAAGCGCATCGCGACCGAGGCTGCATCTGCAGCTGCGACTCCTCTACAGGCGAAGATCACGGATCTCGAAACCAAGCTGACCGCGCAGGCCACGCAGTTTACGGAACGCGAGAAGGTTCTTGCCGGCGGCGAAGTAAAAGCGCGCGCCACTGCGGCCGTCACTCGGTTGAAGGGCACAGGCAAATGGATCCCGGCTTTCGAGAAGATGGGCATCACCCAGGTCTTCGACGAGCTCGCGAAGATCACTGTCACGGTGGAGTTCGGTGAGGGCGATAAGAAGAAGGCCGTCACGCATCTCGAAATGCTCACGGAGTTCCTCGAAGGTCTGCCAAAGATTGTGCCTGGCGGCCGCGTCGTCGAAGTTCCGGCTGCCCAGCGCGGCAAGACCAGCACGGGCGATCCGCTGACTGACGCTGCCAAGGCGCGCCAGAAAGAAAAGAAGTGCACGTTCGCTGAGGCGCTTGCAGAGGTCGCAGTGGAACAGCCCGAGCTCACCCTGGCCGGATCCTCGGCGGGCGGCGCGGTCTAACAAGTTCCGAGCGGTCGTTGCAGAGCCTTGATTTTCTGCAGCGGCCGGCGAAGCCGGGCTCGCGATAGTCCGGCAGCTTTTGAAGAAACCAGCCCCGAGGAGGGCACATGGCGAATATTTACGTTGAAGCAAAAGGCCCCAAGGGTGTGCAGGCGAAGGAATCGCTTCTGCCTACGGCCGTAACTGGCTACCTTCGCGGCCTCGCCGTTATGTACGGTGCAGACCCCTATCACGCGACCCTCGTAGACGTTGATGGTATGGCGATCGGCATCATCGAAGAGGACGCAATCAGCCTCAAGAATCCAATCTCCGTCATCGAGCATGGTCAGGCGGTGGCACAGATCGGCGCCTCTGTCGTTAAGGGGCAGCCGCTTGCAGCCAACGCTGGTGGGCTGCTCGTTCCCGCAGTCTCGACGAAACCGCTCATAGCTGTTGCTCTGGAGGATCAGACGTATGTTTCTCCGGGCAGCTTCGCCAACGTTTGGGTGTTGGGATTCTTTGGAGTCGTCGTCAAGCCCTAAGTGGCCGAGCGGCGCAGGCACAACGTTTTGAATTGATGTTTCACCCGCGATCAGCGGCAGGAGGAAGTAAATGGGAGCTTATGTAGGTCTTGCGCCGGCGGGTTTTCCGAATGTGGCGCTCAGCAATTACGCGAAGGAATTCGCGGACGATGAGGTGCCGCTGGTAGGAGACCTGATCTGTCCCAAGGTTCCTGTCGAGCGCCAGTCGTTTCCGTACTTGATCTGGAATCGCGACAACCTCCGCATTCCCGCATCCACGCTGCGCGCGCCTGGCGATTCACCTACCACGATTCGCCGCTCCTATTCGACCGACAATTACTTCTGCCGGTCGCATGCTCTGGAAGGCACGGTGCCGTTTGAGGACGAGGCGTACGGCCTGGGCCTGGGCTTCTCGACCAAGATGCACTTGACGGGCGATCTCATCGGTCGCATCCGTCGGGCGCGTGAGGCCGAGATCGCCGGGACAGCGCTGTCGACCTCGAACTTCCCGAATGGCATCACGCTGAGTGGCGGCTCGATGTGGGACTCCTACATCACAACGCCGGCCGACAACACTATCGCGACGGTCACCTCGCACCCGATCATCGACGTCGATACCGCCAAGGAAGTGTTGCGCCAGGCGGCCGTGCAGGATAGCCAGATGGTCTTGATTCTTTCGAGCCCATTGGTGCGTGTTCTGGTCAATCATCCCGATATCGTTGAGCGCTTCAAGTTCACGAACGTCACCGGCGTGATCGACCTGGACAAGCTCACATCCGTCTTCGGTGTGAAGTGCGTCCGTGCGCAGGCTCTCCAGATGTCGCAGAACAACGTGGCCTCCTGGATCTGGGGCAACAACGCCTTCCTCGGCTTCTCAAAGCCCAGCTCTGACCGCAACGACGTGAGCTGCCTCAAGACGTTCGTATGGGCCGGCGGCAAGGGACCTGGCGAGGGCGGCGGTTCGGTCGATCTTCCCGGAGCTCCGGGCACCGTCGACGGTTACGGAGTTCTCGACTGGATCGATTCGCATTTGTCGAAGAAGCGCTACCTGCAGTCTGTCGACTGGTACTACGACACCAAGGTGACGGCGACCGAGACCGGTTACCCGATCTTGAACGCGGTGAGCGGCGATACGATGGCCCTCATCCCCGGCGACATCGAGGGATAAAGCTAAACCAGCAACATGACGGCAAGACACAGAGGGCGCGCTTCCTAAAGGGCGCGCCCTTTGTGAATGAGGAGAATCTCAATGGCCAAGAAGAAGAGATCCGCTGAGGTTTCAGAAGCGGCCGCAGAGCTGAGTGAATTCAGCGTGCTCTCCAACCTTCTGCATCACGGAAAGCTTTACCGGAAAGGCAGCACGGTGCTTCTCACCGCGGCCGAGTCGTTGCCATTGCTTCGACACAAGACGGTCGAAGCGATCAAGGATGACGAATCCGAGGAATCGAACTAACCAGTGGCCTACGCCGTCCAAGCCGATCTAGTTCCGCTGCGCATGACGCAGAAGGACCTTACAGAGCTCACCGTCGATGTGCCGTCGGGGAATCCGACGACGGACGCCGCAACCACGGCGTCCATCACATCGGCGGCTCTGGAAGAAGCTTCGGGCCGTGTGGACAGCTATTGCCGCGCCCGCTATGTGACGCCGCTCCAGCAGTCCGATGATGTGAAGTCGCTCACGCTCGACATCGCGCAGTACCTGCTCTTCAGCCGGCGACGCACGACCAAGATCACGGAGACGGTGCAGCAGCGGTTTGACCAGGCCATCGCCTTTCTGAAGGACATCTCGACCGCGAAGGCTTCGCTCGATCAGCCGGCCACTTCGCAAACACCGCAGGGCTCGATCGCCGGTCCGGAGATCTCGGAGAAAGATCGGCACCAGACATTTGGGGAACGCAACATTGAGGGGTTCGTGTAATGACGGTCAGCGCAGTCCAGGTCGACGACAGCAAAGTCGTAGTGTCCTTGGGGCGCTTCCGTCTCTCGCTCCAGCAGAACGAAGAGCTCATGCGGGAGATTGGCACTTCGCAATATCTGTCGGTCATGAAGACTTTTCGCGAACAGGGTTCGCCGGCCGGCTCGTGGGCGCCTCTCGCTCAGAGCACTATTAGAAGCGACCCAAAGTTTTATGGCCCTGGCCACCTGCTTCTTGCGGGTCGCACGGGCTGGCTGCGTAATAGTATCAAGGTCGCAGCGCGCCCTGGCACGGTAACGATCGGGACGAATGTCGTGTACGCCGCAGTGCATCAGTTCGGCTCACGCGATCGCAGTGTCGGCATCGGACCGCAAACCGAGTCTCAATCGAAAAGCACCGTTGACGTGAAGGCTCGCAGCTACTTCCGGCTGTCAAGCGAGCTCGGTGTTGGCAGCCTCCCCCACGCAGGGCGCCGCAAGATCTCCGGACCGCGCAATGCCGCGCAAGTCAATGCCAAGGCTCATACGCGCCATCAGAACATTCCGCCGCGCCCGTACCTGGTGTTTCGTCCCGAAGATCCTCAGCGGATCCGCGGCATCGTTTCGCGCTTCATCGCTACGGCCAAGCAGAAAGCCGGACTCGGAGGCGCTGAATGAGCACAACCTTCCGCGTCGATTACGTCGAAGCAGCTCTCTTGGCGCTCTTGAATGCCGGTATGCCGGCAGCCTACGCGACAGAGCTTAGTGTCGCCTCCGCGCCGATCGACATCAATTCGCTCGGCGACGAGGACTTCAACGAGGATGGGCAGCTGGTTCTGAATCCTCCGTCGATGCGGCTGCGTTTCTTGGGAGCGCCGTACAACAATCTTCGCGACAGTCGGCGGCTCACCTATCAAACCGAGCCCAACTATGAGCTCTGGTGCTACGAGTCGAGCCTTCGTTCCAAAGCCGACGAGCGCAAACAAACTCTCGTCCTGGTCTCTGTCGCCGTCGATCAGTTGGCTGGCGCGCGCATCAATTTGCAGGACGGGGCGAAGTCGATGCCGATCACCATCGTAGATGTGAGGCTTGTCGAAACGCAGCAGGGTCCAGTCGATCAACTCTTTTCAATTCTCTTTGCAGTCGAAGGAATCGCACAATTCAGCGGCGTTAACGCGCAGCTGCCTTAGGTGAGGAAGAAGCATGGCAGACGTGAATTCTGATTTTGTTGAAATCCAGTTGAGTGCCGATGGCGCTGCGATGGCCGGCGAGAACGGCTCGGTGCGCATCACGGCCGCCCATCTGAGCTATCAGTTCGCTCCAGGCGCGCGAGTTCGCGTGCTCACCAGTGAATGGGCAAAGGTGTTATCTCGGGAGACCTTGCAAGGGAAAACAATTCTGGAACTTTCGCCACCGTTGGCGCCTGGTGCAGCAGCTGCTACTTCCACCAAGGCGCAATTGAAAAAGCTCCAGGCTGAAGAAGCCGCACTTCAAACACAGATCGCAGAAGGGAAATAAACCATGCCCGGTCCTTACAATTTTGAATCTCAGCCAAAATTTGCACGAAATCTCGTGCTGAGCCCCAACACTCAGCTGGCCTGGAACACTGGGCTCGCCGATGCGAACCTGACCAGGCGCCAGCGTTTCGACGGCGGCGCGATTCTAGAGCGCACCATCACGCGCCGGTCCGATATCGCCATGTCCGGCAAAGGCACCGCGTTTGCGACCAACGGGCAGATCACGGCCTACGACAGCAAGTTCACCGGTCTGAAGTGCGAAGCCTCTCCGTGGCTGGTTGGCTATCTTGCTTCGCTGCTGATGGGAAAGGAAACCGTTGTAGGATCCGCGTCGCCCTACGTGCACACTTTCACCTTCGACGAGTCCACGCGCACCGCGCAGAAGACGACGCTCTACGTCGAAGACACCAATGACGTGCATTACACCGTGCCGGATATGGCGGTCAATGACGTCACCCTGACGATCAAAGACATCGGCGCGATCATGGCCGAGATGTCGATGATGGGCACGGGCTATCAGATCGCCCACACCATCTCTTCGATGCCGGCGCTGCCCACCGAAACCTATCTGCTCGGCTCGGATGCGGTCTTGAGCTTCGGCCCGGTTGGAAGCCCAGTCTCCTTCGTCGGCCGGCACATGAGCACCACCTTCAAGATGGAGAATCAGCTGGTGATTCACCGCGCACCTGGCGGCGGGCTCTACGGCATCTTCGTCCGCAAGGGCAATCCCAAGTTCTCGCTCTCGACGACGTTCGCTGCGAAAGACACCGACGACATCTACACCCTGTTCAACAACGACACGGCTGCTGACTACGAGCTTGTCGTGAATTCCGGGGCAACGGCGAAGATGTCGATCTCGGTCCCGCAAATGCATTTGAAGACCACCAAGCTCGGCTTCGATGGCGACATGATCGTCTGGCAGGTCGAGAACGACGAGACCACCAGCTACCAGGCTTCCGGCACTCCTCCGGTCACCCTGACCGTAACCAACGACGTCGCCGCCTACCTGGTCGCGGCTTAACAACTACCCCGGCGATAGGTCCTCTCGTCGCCGGGGTGTTTCAAAGATCCGGCCCCACTTCAGCTGGATCGAGGCGCCGCCCCACTCCGCGGTCCTCAAGCATTGCAGGGTCCTTCACCCTGAGTCGGCAAGAAAATCCAAACTCAGACGAAAGAAGGACGCCTCATGGCTGCAATTGAACTCGGAACGCCGCGAATCATCTCTATCGAAGAGCGCGGCAAGAAATATCTGCTCACCCTCTCCCGCATCACCAGGGCGCAGTGGCTGCGTTACTTCGAGGGCATTATCTCGACCTCGGAGAATCAGTCCGGCAAGCGCGTGGACTACTTTGATTCAACGACGGCTCGCGTTGACCTGGTCGAGTCGGTGTTGGTCGACGCCAAAGGCTATGGCACAGCGGATGGCGCACCTGTGAATCAAAAGACCGGATGGCAGCAGCTGATTCCGCTGCGTCATCGCCAGGCGGCCGGCATCGTGCTCACCGAAGTTGAACGCGCCGATCCGCTGGGAGATGAGCCGATCATGCTGGGCTCTGAGCCGGTTTACCTCAATGCAGTGTGGGGCGCCAATGACAGCGGAGAGATGCAGAAGCTCACCGGCCTCTGCCATCGCTTCAAGACTCCCAGCTCCGATCAGCAGCGCAAGTTCTCCCGCGATTCCAGCCGTTCGGTAATCGTCGGCGGGTCGCGCCGTGGGGTTACGAAGTGGCTCGGTGCGCAAGCGATGCTGGCGCAGCTCTATGACGAGCTGATTGACGGCGTCGAAGGCTACACCGTCAACGGCGAGGCGCTCGGCTCCGATCGCGATCGCATCGTGGCCGAGATGGATACGTATCACAAGGTCGCCGCGGCCGATGTGTTGTTCTCTCCGGGCTCCGCAAACGTAGTCGACGAGGCGAAGTGATCGATGTTTGGAAAGATGCGGAAGGCGTGCGGATTGCTCTCGAAGAGATCTTCGAAGAAGACTACGTGCGCTCCCGCGTCAACCGCGAACAGACCGGCGCGAGCGAGGAGACCCGCGAGCGCTTGGCATCTCAGGTCCCGCCGCGAACTCTCTCGCCTGGCTACTACGTGTTTGCTTCACATCTTCTTTGCCTCGAAGAGGAGAAAGAAGTCGGAGTTGGCTTTTCATCCGGAGAGCTCACATGTCATGAGGTTCGAGGGCTCGTCGCGCTCTCGCGGGCGCGTTTGGCTTTTAAGAGTCGACATCCGCCATGCGGCACTTGCGGCGCACATCAACAGAATCGCTTCGGGACTGAATGTGTCAGCTGCGGGATCAAATTTCAGCGAAAGAAGTAGACCATGGCGGTAGACGCACAGGCCGTTCAAATCGTGATCAACGTCACCGACGCCAACTCTGGCGCGGTGGTTTCTGGTGTCACGCAGAACATTCAGAAGATCGGCGCGGCCGGCGCTGGCGTTCAGGGTCAGATGACGGCTTCTGCGCGCAGCTTCCAGCAGTTCGGAACATCGGGCACGATTGCCGGGCGCGTCGTCAAGCAGAGTCTCGATGAAGCCGGCGCATCGGCAATGACCGCGCGCGAGAAGACTCACCTGCTCACCGAGGAGCTGGGCATCCGCCTGCCTCGGGCGTTCCGGGGCATTATCGCGGAAAGCAAGATGGCGCAGACCGTGTTGACCGGGCTGACCGGTGCAATGATGGGGCTCGCCGCGATCCAGATCGGTGGAATCTTCTTCGAGGCTCTGACGAGCGGAGTTGAGAAGCTGTGGCATTCAATGACGGGTCTCTCGGATGGAACGCAGGCCTATCTCGATGAAGTAGAGAAAACCCGCAACGAAGACTTTGGCAATGCGCGTTCGATTGAAGACACCCGGATGCGAATCGACCAGGCTTCGGAATCTATAAAGGGTTTCCGTAAACAGGCTGAGGAGGCAACCGGGGAAACCTTGGGTTGGCGCAGATTGCCTGATCTCATCGCTCCGGGCCTTGGGCGCGATTGGCAGCGATCGCATGAGCGCGACGAGGCAGACGACGCCGCCGCTAAGGGGCAGACACAGGTCGACAAGTTGCAGCACATCCAGGAGGGAAACCAATTTCACGAGCAGCGCGCTCAGATGATCGATCTGCTCCATTTGAAAGACGGCCAGCTCTCGAAGAAAAAGCAGATCACGGCCGAAACAGAACATCGGACGCAGACGGCCGGGGAAAACCGTCGATTCGACCGCGAGCAAGACAGGATCCTTGGCAATCCGGTAAGTCCGGATGCTGGCGCGAGCGTTGAGGCTTTAGCCATCTCCAGCGCAAAGGTCGAGGCGGAGACGAAGCTCTTCATTTTGCGTAAGGAGCAATCACAAGAGCTCGCTCACATGCGGGAGGCCGCGCTCGAAGCCGGCCTTCGCGGATCGGCTCTCTATCACGCGCAAGAAGCTTTCGCGATTCAAGATCTGAAATCTAAGAAATTGGATTCGATTACAGCGCGCAGTTACATTTATCAAAAATTCCACAACGAAGAGATGAAGCGTCTCGAAGATCAAAGGATCGAGACGGAGAAGATCGAACGGTCAGCAGCGATGGCCGGGCTGACAGGCATTGCGCGCACTCAAGCTGAGGGCGCCA